TGTTAGGCAATTCTTTTCTCATTCGCCTATCAATTTCTTCATAATATTCATCACTTGTTGTGTCATACTTTTCATTTACTAAATCGTAATGAATAGCTTGAGCCACACTTGTCATAATTGTATCTTTGTTAAACCACTTGTTTCTATCCATCCAATCAACAAGTTTAGGATCAAGTGGCGGTGCTTTTGTTGGTGCAACATTTTGTTCCTGTTCTGTTGTTTCTACAGAAACATTTTGCTGCTCATCAACTTTTGCTTTCTGGATTCTTAATCGCTCTTTTTCTATTGCTAATTTTGCAATTAGTTCTTGAGCTTCAGTAAATTTATCCATATCGCCTTGATCATAAGCTTCTTTAGCAAGCCTTTTAGCCTCGGCTGATTGAGATTCAATACGGGTTCCATATTCACCAACATACCCAGTATTTAAATCTTCAAGCTGTTTTCTAAGTTTTTTGTTTTCTTCGTCTTTTTGTTTAGCAAAATTAACAGCTGCTTCAGCCTCTTCAATGGCTTCTTTTCTCTTGGCAGTTAGTTGATTTATTCTTTTTTGAACACTTTCACTGTAATTCTCTAATTCTTGATTAGAATCTTCCTGAACAGTTGTTCGGGGTTCTTCTTTTTCATTTTCTTCAGTGACAACAGGAGCAGAACTTTCCTGATCATCAATATTTACAGTGGTCATTTCTTCCATTATTTCTTGATTTTGAGTTTCTTCCATAAAAATCTCCTAATATCTTATACATACGATATATCTGCTGGGTCAAGTATAGTTCCAATAATGTTATCGTCATTTATGAGCCTTACCTCAAGACCGTCCACTTTGAACCTATTACCAGCATATCTGCCCATAAGTACCCATGATTTTTCACTGCACCAAGGACCTGAAGGAAACTTATTTTGGTCTTTATAAGCATCTGGTCCAAGACGAATGACATAAGCAGCTACTGTTGCAAAACTTTCTCTGTCACGAGTAGCATCGGGTATATAAACACCGCCTTTTGTTTTAGATTTCATGTAATAAGGAATTACAAGCAACCTGTAACCTACAGGTTGTGGCAATCTGTCAATAACAGAACCATCAAATTCCTCTGGATTTTTGGAGTTTTTATCCTCTTCTTCCTTAAATCCTTTTGCAATAGATTTTGGAAGTTTTGCCGTAGCCACTCTATCTGGCACGAATAGTTTCTTTGTCATCCCTCTATGACACCTTTCATCGCAGCTATAAGTTCATCTTCACAGTATTGCAAGCTGCGTATTTGCCCTACTATAAATCGGTAGTTTGTATAATCTTCTACCGCCCCATCTGCGAGAATTTGAGTACATTGCTCTTTTTTCTCACGAATGTTCTTTAGCATATGCTCTGTTAAAGCTACTGCATCCATTATTTTGTTAGCCCTTTATACTTCTCAAAACTGCGTAATCCACCTAATCCCAACATTCCAAGCAAAATCGTGGTCAGCGTTTCCATGTCGAAACTAGGTAACTCAGGAATCTGGAAACCAGCAATCGTTGCTGCGAAAAGAATAATCGGAGCAACGACAAAGTGATATGCCAACGCTGTGCCACAGGTCCAGCCGATGAAGGGACGCCATCCAGAAACAAAGACGGAACGGTGTTTTGCTTCTTCTTGGTTGACTGCGATTTGAGCCATTTTTGTCTCTTGAGCATGTCTTTCTGCCATTGTGGCAATTTCGTGCGCCAAAGCATTTTTTTGATCCTTGTCTTCAATAAACTTATCCAATAATCCTGTCACAGGACCTATTAAATTTTGTAATACCATTTCTTTATACCTTTGTTATACAACTTGAACAATACCAAGTCTTTCCTTTGTCTTTTGAAAAACCTGAAATGCTTGAGCCACATAATTTACAAGCTGTTGATTGATAGATTTTATATTCTTTTGCCCAACGAATATCATGTTTTTTGAACTTTCGTTCTCCGTATTTTCTTACTGCTTTTTCGGCCACACAGACACAGCCATATAGGCCCCCACTATGCCTCCACCTGTCAAATATAATAAATTAGAAAGGTCTGTGAGTAATTTAACCCTCTCATCAGATACAAAAGGCATGAACATTAACAACGTATATAATGCCATAAAACACAACACAGCCGTAGCCATACGTCTTTGAGCTGTCATTTTACGCAATTCTGCTGCTTCTTGTTTTTCTGCCGCTTCTATTTCATGCAACTTTTCGGCTGCTGCTAATTCGTCATCATCCACGATTCCATCCCCATCTAAATCGTATTTATTATAATCAGAACCCTTTTGTAATTTTTTCTGTATCATAATGACCCCCTATTTGCGAACAACCAAGCTATTCCTAATATAAAACAACTAATAAATATCACTAAAAAAGTTATTGATATGGCTTCTATAAAGTGCCTTCTAGCCTCTCTCTGAGCATATAATGTTTCTTTGCGCTGTTTTCGGATATCTGCTTCCATACGCAGCAGTTCCTGCCAAGCAGATGGCCCACACATACTGCTAATAAGTTTTCGCAACTCATCTCTTTGATTTTGCAATTGTTTTTTTTGAGTAAAAAGCTCCACAGCCTCCTGTTCGACAGTTTTACCATAAAACAATTTTCTAAAAAGTGGAGGATTTTTTGCTTCATGGTGAGCTCTGTCGATATCGGATACAGCACTCATCCAGGTAGACAAAGATTTTGACATGGAATGCAATTCTTTTCCGATTGTCACGCCTTTTTTTAAAGCCTGAAAAGCGGAGGAGGCCAACGCCATTGCACTGATCGGATCGACCATTAAGCACCTCTCGGTTTAGCAGCCCTTCATGCTTCATAGTTAAAAGATTCCCTCAAATCTTTGTGGTTTAGCTATTTTTGAAAACTTTTTTATTACGCCACCATTACGCTTTTTTTGCACTTTGCTTTTTTTTGGTTGCGGCTTTCTTTTTAGCTTTTGGTTTGACTGTTTTTTCTTTGCTTTGGACAGGGATATCGCTACTGCTTGTTTCTGCGGATACCCCTCCGATTTTAATTTCCTGATGTTGGAGCTTATCGTCTTCTGGCTTGTTCCTTTTTTCAATGGCATCTCTTCTCTCCAACTTTTTTGTCTTCATATCAACGGCTACTTGCCTACTAATTGAACTTGAACTCATCCTCTACTCCTTATGTTTGCAGCAGCAATATCTCTCTGCGTTTGGATTCTTTCTTCTGCAACTCTTGTTTTATCTGCAAGAGCTTCATCTTGTAAATCTAATCTTTGTTGAGCAAGCAATGTATCATTGCGTTCTTTTTCTCTTTCAAAATCCTGTCTAGC